TCCGGCAGCCGCCGGGTCAGACGCGGGCGGGTTGAATATCGAGCGGTTCACACCGGTAGGACCGGTAGGCCCGGTCAGCGACGATGGCCCTGCAGGGCCCTGCGCGCCGCGTGCGCCGCGTGCGCCAGTCGGACCTGTCGTGCTGCCACCGGTCATCCCGGCCGCAGCAGCGCGCGGCCCAGCAGGCCCGGGAGGCCCTGTATTCGTGCCAGTCACCGCTATGGGTCCGGTCGGGCCTGTTGGCCCGGTCATGGTGCTGAACCCCGCCAAGCCCTGCGGCCCGGTCGGCCCTGTCGCACCCTGTGCACCGGTCGGCCCTATCGCACCGATGCGCGAACCACCGGTCGCACCGGTCGGCCCGGTGACCCCGGCAGGACCAGTCGGGCCAGTTGCCGCGCCATATTGTCCGGTCGGGCCGGTTGGACCGGTAACCCCGACAACCGCAGCAGCGTTAACCGCGTCGGCCACCGCCTTCAGCGTGGGACTGATGGCGTTGGGGTCGTAGTTCTCGGAAACGAGCTTATCGCGCGCCATGTCTGGTTACCCCGCAGAGACGGTCGGTACGCCGTTGTTGTTCCACACCCGTCCAGAAACATGCGGATCACTGGTTGGCGCGATGAACAGGTCGAGCGTGGTGCCGGTCGGCCCCGTGGGACCGGTCGTGCCATAGGGCCCGGGCGGTCCCGCAAGCCCTGTCACGCCAGCTGGACCGGTCGGTCCAGTCAGGCTCGCGCCAGTCGCGCCAGTTGTGCCGGTAGCCGCGCCAGTTGCTCCGGTCGGTCCGGCGACACCCTGCGCGGTACCCAGCGGACCAGCAGAGCCGGCCGGACCGGTGTTGCTGGCAAGGCCCGTCGCCCCAGTCGGACCTGTCACGCCCGCAGCACCCTGCGGCCCGTGAATACCCATCGGTCCGGTATTCGTGCCGGTCGAGCCAGTCGGGCCAGTGGCGCCTGCCGCACCACGCAAGCCGGGCCCGCCTGTCGCAGGACCGGTCGGACCTGCAGGACCGGTCGCGCCAGCAGCGGACACACCCGTAGCGACTTCTTCCAGCACCTGACCGATCATGTTGCGGTCGTAATTTTCCGAAGAAAGAATGGGCATGACGTAACCCTCGGGCTGCTAAAGTCCTGCTTACACTGCGAACAGTTGATGTTTCATTAAGCCCTCACCCGACACCGGGAGAAAGTCGCGGCGGTCCACCCGGACCGGGCGGACCGGGCTGGTTGCCCGTGAGAGCAGTCTGCGGCGCCATTCCACCCGTCGGTGGACCCCGGCGCGTGCCCTGACCATATGCCGCCATCTGCGCGACGTTACCGCCACGGTTACCGCCCGGTCGCGAACCCTGCGGCTGTGCGCCAAACGGACCTTTTCCTCCTGAAGCCGGCACCACGCCGCCGTCGCGCGGGTTGCGCATCGGGCCATTGCCGGGTGGGGGACCCTCTCCGGGCGCCCCCTCTGGCCCGGCCTGCATCTGGTTCAGCCCGACTTCCGGCCCGATACCCAATGCAGTCAGTTCCTTGGTGATCTGTTGCACGCCCTGACCAACGCCCTTCTGCACACCCTGCTCGATCTGCTCCATCACCGGCCCGTGCTCGCGCTGCTTCTGCTCCTGCTTCTCCATCGCCTCCAGCTTCTCCTCGTTCGGCACGACCTCTTCGCCGTTCAGGCCGATGGTCGTGGCAATCGAGCGCAGCACCGCACCGCGACCGGAAATGCCCATGATCTTCATGTCGGTCGGGTTCAGCGTGGTCTGCAGGAATTCCAACTGGCGCTGGCGGATCGTCTCGCGCTGGATCGCGACGTTGACGCCCAGCACGTTGATGTCTTCTTCGCCGGTCAGAAGCCCCGTGGTATCAGTGAGCAGGATGAGATCAGAGAGCTGCATCAGTGCCGGCTCGATCACCTCGCGGTCGATGTTGGCGCTCACGGTTTGAAGTATCTTGCTGGCGTTGCCCATCAGCATGGCGAGCCCGCTCGCCGTGCGCCCGGCGCCGCTGCTGTCACCTTGGCCGCCGACATACTTGGGTATCGCGCTGACGTCGTCCGCGATTTCCACGAACTCCCGGTAGCACTTCATCAGCGACTCGGCGTTCATGGTTGGCATGAAGAACGAGATCGGCGGCTGGTTGTTGCTTCCCACCGGGTCGTTGCGTGCGTGCCAGCGCTTCCATGGGTATAGCTGGTTATCATCGTCCGGCGTGATCCGGTCGTCGTTGATCATCACCTGCGGCCCGGACGCGATGCTCATGTTGTTGACCAGCGCGCGCAGCGTCGCGTTAGCCGCCTGCTGCAGATCCTGCAGCAGGTCGATCAGGGAATTCCCCACCGGCGTGCCGGGGACCTTCTCGAACGACGTCATAAAGTACGGATGCCGCTTGCGCGGGCTGGGGCTCAGATGGCACTTGATGACATGGGTCCCGATGCACCAGACCTGAACCGAATAATCACGCAGCTCATCCGGGACCGCGAGACCGTATTCCTGCAGCATCCGCCCTTGAACGTTACCGTTGTACTCCATCAGGGAGAGCATGCCGGACCGGTTCCACGCCGGATTTTCGCGACTCTCCATCACAGCGCGTTCGGCGTCAGTGGTGTCCCAGTTGTCGTAGAGACCCCCGCGCCCATACTCGTCCAGCACGGCGCGTATTTCTTCCTGATCGTACCCGGGCAGATCCAGCAGGTCGTTCAGCTCACCCCGCGTGACGCTCAGCTTCTCGATCACCTCGGCGTTCTCAATGTCAGCCACGCCCGGCGTGAACCAGATGTCGAAGGGTGACACCCGGTTCCACGTCAACTTGGGCGTCATCTTGACGTCCGGCGGCCCGCCGCCTTTCGGCCATTCGACCTCGGGCACGACCTTGACGACAGGTCCCTTCATGATGGCGAACGGAAAAATCGGGAGGTCGACCAAGAACTCGGCCAGTGCGTGGTAGAACCCGCCACTGCGCAGGACTTCCTCAATCCGGTCCTCGCTGGTGCGCGCCTGCTTGGTGGCCTTGCGCTTGGCGGCGTCGCCTGCACTTTCCAGCAGGGCATCCTTGCGCTCCTGCAGATCGCGCGCAGGCGGCGGCTTGCCCAGCGTCTGGGTGACCTGCTGCTCCTCGGCCTGAACCAGCTGGTCAATCGAGTCGAGGACTTCCTGCGGAATGTCGGGGTCGGCTGGTCCCCGCACGGCATAGGGCCGGTCTTGCGACAGGTAGATGTCTCTCAACAGCGAGCTGGCAGCGCGGCACTTCTGCGCCGCGATACGCGCGTAGATGTTGGAGCCCCCAAACTTGGAGATCTCCTGTATCTGGGTGGCATCGTACACGCCGTTAAACGTGCGAAACGACGCCAGAAGCCGCTCGCTCCAGCCGTTTGTCGTGTTGCGGTGATTACGAAATATCTCGAACCGGCCCTTGATGTAGCCAGCCAGCTGGCTCGGGTTCTGCGGCGGCGCCATGTTGGCGTTGGCCGCCTCGGCCTCGCGCGCCGCGATCTGCCGCTCCAGCTCGGCCGGCGGGATAACTTGTAGAACTCCCTGCGCGCCCAGACTTCCTGCGGTGTCGACCATTGCGGGGTTCCGATTGGCCCCGGCACGATTGCACGGCTCCTCCTAACGGTCCGTTAACTGGTTTCGTGAAAGATTATCCCCATGAACAACCAAGAGGATGATCTTCAACCGTTTGAAACCGGGCTTGCCGGACTTGCCGTCACGGTAACCGACGACCCGGAGACCCCAATCGCGCGGAGTTCAAACCCCCCCAGCCAACCCCGCGCGGTCACGCCCGTGCCGGCCGACGACCCCGGACCGGCACGGGCGCTGCCAGCAGCTACGCAAATGCCGGACGGCTGGACATTGCACACCGTGGCCAGCCTTGTCAGCGACGTCGCGCAAAATATGTACGAGCTGCCGTACATCCTGAAAAAGCACAAGCTGACTTCCCAGCAATACGAAATCCTGCAGGGCAACGAGTTCTTCCAGCGCGCGCTCGAAGCCGAGGTGATCACTTGGCAGGGTGCAAACTCGATCCAGAAACGCCTCATGCTGGAAGCCGCGCTCGCGGTGGAAGACGCGCTGCCCACGGTAGCGGCGCGCATGTCGAGCAAGACCGAGCCCTTGGGCGATATTGTCGCGCTGATGAAGCTGTTCACCGAGATGGCCGGCGTGACCGGCGCCAAGGCCGCAGCAGCAGGGCCAGCTGCGTTCGGCGACCGCATCAAGATCACCATCAATCTTGGCGACGACAGCCTGAAGCGCGAAGCCACGCCCAGCACGACCCCGGTCAAAGTGATCGAGCACGAGGTCGCCCATGCCAATGGATGACCTCAACTTCACGCCACCCGTGACACTCAGGCAGTTCATGCGGTCCGGCTCCTACGGGCGCATCGCTGCCGGACCGGTCGGGTCGGGCAAGACGACGACCTGCATGATGGAATTGCTACGCCGCGCTTGCGAGCAGCGTCAGGCACGGGACGGCTATCGCTACACCCGGTTCGCGGTGGTCAGGCAAACACTCAGATCGCTCAAGGACACAGTGCTCAAGGACTGCGAGACGTGGCTAAGCTCTCGCGGCCTCGGCATCTGGAAAGTCAGCGAGAGCACGTTTCATATCGCGTTCGATGATGTGCGCAGCGAATGGCCGTTCATCCCGCTGGAGGATGCCACCGATCAGGCGCGACTGCTCTCCATGCAGCTCACCGGCGCGTGGCTGTCGGAATGCGTCGAGATGAACCTCGACATCCTCGGGCCAGTGTCCGGCCGTATCGGCAGGTACCCGTCCGGCGCGCGCGGCCAGCCAACGTGGCAGGGCATCATCGCCGACACCAACATGCCGACAGAAATGACCCCGTGGCACACGTTCATGGAGAGCATGCCGTCGGACTGGGACAAGTTCATCCAGCCGTCCGGCCTCTCGAAAGAAGCCGAGAACCTCAACTGGCTGGTGCAGACCGACGACACTATTGCACTGCCAGAGAACCACCCGGTGCGCGTGGCACAGGGGCGCAAATACTACGAGCGCCTCGTCGAGATGTACGGTGCCGAGAGCGACTGGGTGAACCGCTACGTCTATGCAAAATACGGCGACGACCCATCCGGCGCCGCCGTGTTCAAGAACACTTTCAAGTCGACGTTCCACACCGTGGAGGACACTCTCCTCATCCCGGGCTACCCACTGATCGTGGGGCAGGACTTCGGCCGCAACCCATGGTCACTGATCTGCCAGCCGGATCACCTTGGCCGGCTGCTCGTGCACGAGGAAGTCCCCGGCACCAATGTGGGGCTGGAAAAACATGTCACGGAAAGCCTCAAGCCCAAGCTCTTTTCTGACAAATACCTCGGATGGCGCGTCGCTACGGTTGGCGATCCCAGCGGTATTGCAAAAGGCAACATTGCAGAGGAAAGCTGTTTCGATGCTCTTAAAAGACTTGGTCTCCCTGCGTTTCCAGCACCAACTAACGACATTGAGCCCCGGCTGCGAGCCGTGGAAACTCTTCTCGGCCGACAGGTTGGTGGAGGCCCAGCACTGGTTATCAGCCGTCGTGGATGCCCTAAGCTATGCCGAGCGATGTCTGGAGGATATCGTTTCATCAAGACCAAGCAGGGAGGACTTAAAGCCATCCCGGACAAGAACGACCCGGAAGGGTACTCGCACGTAGCGGACTGCCTGCAATACGCCGCTCTCGTCGTGCACGGCGGCATGGTAGAGTGGATCACCACACGGCTGACACCACCCAAGCGGCGCGAGCAGCCGCGCGTCAGTGCGCTTGGATGGACATGAGAGGAGAACCCGCGTGAGCATCTTCGGCAAAATAGTACACGCCATCTTCGGCAGCTCGCACACGGACCCGGACCCGGTTACGCGGGCACAGGTCAACGAGATGCTCGCCAAGCGCGCGCTCGGCACCGGCGTGAGAGATAACTACTGGAAGACCTCCATCGTTGACCTGCTAAAGCTGCTCGATGTGGACTCCAGCTTGGAAGCACGCAAAGAGCTGGCAGCAGAGCTTGACTACACCGGCAGGCTCGACGGGTCGGAGCGAATGAACACGTGGCTGCATGAAGCCGTCATGAAGAAGCTGTGCGAAACCGGCGGCAAGGTGCCGGACAGCTTCAAGGACTAGACCTCGCTGCTGACCACCTGCAGATCGGTATCCGCAGGATAAAACGTGATCGCGTGCAGGATCGCCCCTGTATTGACCGTGATGGCGGCC